CTCTTTAATCAAAAACAAACACTCCATCGTTGACAGTCATATTGGTTCGATTAATATCGATAAGATGCTTACCTACGATTGGGAAGGACACTCTAAAGGAACCTGTGGAACCCCTATTGTTGGGAACTACGGCAAAGGTTGTGTTGTTTATGGAATTCATGTTGGTGGATCTGAGACTGAAGCGTTGAGTTTTGCTATTTTGTTTACTAAAGACGAACTGACTAAAGCCTTGGAATTATACGAAAAGAGAAATTCTTCTCTAGGTAGAATAGTTAGTGAATCTAAGTACTCCGAATTTGAAGTTGGCCTAAGATTGATGCCTGAGCTTGAAGAGCCTGGTTTTAAGTCTGTTTTCAGACATGAACATTTACCTGGAATTACGTATTTTGGAAAGATGCCTGGAAACATTCTTTTGCCTATGAAGTCGAGACTTGTTAAGTCTCCTATTGCTGATCAAGTTCAGGAGTTTTTTTGTGAATGATTTGTCTGTTTATGATCTGAAGTTTTTTGAAAAACCTTTAATGAAACCTGGGATGATAGACGGTGTTTACGTCTCTCCCTATAACACTAATTTCCGTAAGATGGGCTCTGTGAATGAGACACTGGAAAGAAGTTGTTTGGTTAAAGTTAAAGAAGAAATTGTTGCTAGAGTTATTGTGGGCTTGGAATCTCATGGAATTGAGAAGTTGAGTCCCCTTACTGTTTCTGAAGCTATCAATGGTGTGGAAGATGATCCTTATATTAAGCGAATTAATGCTAATACCTCGGCTGGTTTCAGCTTCGAAGGTCCCAAGTGTGATCACCTCCCTCTTATTGACGGTAATGAAGTTATGCGAGAACCATCGAGAATATTGAGTGGAAAAATTCGGAGAATTATTGAATTGTATTTGTCTGAACAGAGCGCTTATCCTGTCTTTAAAGGTCAATTGAAAGATGAACCTCGAAGTAGGGCTAAGGTTGCTACTGGCAGTACTCGTATGTTTTTTATGCAATCTCTGGATTTCCTCATAGTTGCTCGGATGTTTTTGGCTCCCTTTTACAGTCTTATGGTTCGATATGGAGATATCTTCATGACTGCTGTGGGCATTAATATGCACTCAGAAGCTGAAGATTTATACTGTAAGATTGAGAATTGGAGTACCAAGATCATCGAAGGTGATTATGGAGGATATGATACTCGAATGCCCGATGGTGTCGGAGACACAGCTAACGCAATTATCTATGAAGTACTTAAACATTTTGGATATAGTGATGATCATTTGAAGATCGTTGCCGGTATTTTAACCGACAACTTGTTTCCTAATGTTGAGGTTTTATTGGATGTTTTTACTGTGCCTGGACTACAGCCCTCTGGAAAATACGCGACTGCAGAAGACAACTCCCTTCGGGGTTTAATTTTGTTGATGTATGCGTGGTATTCTATGGATTGTCCTGGTTCCTTCTTTGATAATGTGTTGGCCGTGATCTACGGCGATGATGTTCTGGCTGCGTCGAAGTGTGACAAATTTAACACAATTACTTACGCTTCTTTTTCGAATACTGTTTATGGTATGGAATTTACTGATCCCTCTAAAAATGAAGTTTCTGAGGAGTTTACCATGCCTAAGGACATGTCTTTT